TGTTTTTTGTGCCTAAAGCACAAAGCAAACCTACAAAGTTTAAAACTTTAGATGGACGTCGTGCCTACAAGAAACAATTTAGTGGTGCACGTGAGGCAAGAGAGGTATTAAAACAATACGAAAGCACTGATGGACTAGAAGTGCATGGGTATGAGCGTTTTGTTTATCAACATATTAATCAGAAGTTTCCTTCTGATATTGATTATGATATGTCCATGATGAAAATCTATACGATTGACATCGAGGTCGCATGTGAAAATGGTTTCCCTGATGTGCAAGCATCTGCTGAGGAAATGTTATGCCTTACAATTAAAGACTTCAATACTAAGAAGATTATTACTTGGGGCACAAGAGAGTTTACTCCTCCCGAAGGTGTAGAGTATAGGGTATTCTGGACAGAGCAGGAGATGCTACAAGACTTCCACAAGTGGTGGTCTGATAATACTCCTGACATTATTACTGGTTGGAATAACAACTTGTATGATATCCCATACATCTGTCGTCGTATGGAGAGAGTATTAGGTGAGAAGTGGAAGAAGTCTCTGTCACCTTGGAATAGGGTTATAGATAGAGAGTTTATTGTGCAAGGTAGAAAACAGATTGCTTACGATATAGTAGGTGTATCTATTCTTGATTACCTTGACCTCTATAAGAAGTTTACCTACACAAACCAAGAGTCCTATCGTCTAGACCATATTGCTATGGTTGAATTGGACGATAAGAAACTTGACCACAGTGAGTATGAAAACTTCAAAGACTTCTATACGTCAGACTGGCAACGCTTCGTGGAATACAACATCCATGACGTGAATCTGGTTGACCAACTAGAAGACAAGATGAAACTTATCGAGTTGGCAATTACTATGGCATACGATGCCAAAGTAAATTTTGAGGATGTGTATTCTCAAGTCCGTATGTGGGATACTCTCATATATAATGACTTGAAGAAAAGAAATATTGTAGTGCCACCTCGACAATCAACTAAGAAAGATGAGAAATATGCGGGTGCTTATGTTAAAGAACCTAAGCCAGGTATGTATGATTGGGTTGTTAGTTTTGACCTCAACAGTCTATATCCACACCTCATTATGCAATACAATATCTCACCAGAAACATTAGTTGATGAGCGTCACCCTACTGTCACAGTAGATAAACTACTCAATCAGGAGGTGACTATTGATGGCAACTATGCTGTCTGTGCCAACGGTGCACAGTATCGTAGAGATATACATGGTTTCTTACCAGAAATTATGCAAAGAATCTATGATGAAAGGACTATCTACAAAAAAAGAATGCTTGCCTCCAAGCAGGAGTATGAGAAGTCCCCAAATGAAAAATTGAGGAAAGACATTGCAAAATTCAACAACATCCAAATGGCAAGAAAGATACAACTTAACTCTGCCTACGGTGCTATCGGTAACCAATACTTCCGCTATTACAATCTTGCGAACGCTGAAGCCATCACACTTAGTGGACAGGTCTCTATCCGATGGATAGAGAACAAGATGAATACTTACCTCAACAAACTATTAAAGACAGATGATTTTGATTACGTTATTGCTTCTGACACTGATTCTATATACCTTAACCTCGGTCCTATGGTTGAAGCTATATTCAAGGAGCGAAAGGCAAGCGGTGAAAGCATTGTTAGGTTCCTTGACAAGGTGTGTAAAGTGGAATTTGAAAAGTATATCGATGGTGCTTATGAAGCGTTGTCCACCTATGTAAATGCTTACGAGCAGAAGATGCAGATGAAGCGAGAAAACATCGCTAACAAAGGTATCTGGACTGCTAAGAAAAGATATATTCTAAACGTATGGAATAGTGAAGGTGTCCAATACTCCGAACCTAAACTAAAGATGATGGGCATTGAAGCAGTCAAATCATCTACCCCTGCACCATGTAGGACTGCCATTAAAGAGGCACTAAATGTCATCATGTCAGGAAATGAATCCGATGTACAAGATTACATTGATAAATTTAGACAGAGGTTTGAATCAATGTCACCTGAGGAAATAGCATTTCCTCGTGGTTGCAATAACATTGCAAAAAATTCATCCCCTGCTACAATATATGGAAAAGGATGCCCCATGCATGTACGTGGTGCTCTGCTGTATAACTTTTGGGTTAAGAAAAAGAAATTGACACATAAGTATCCACTCATCCAAGAGGGTGAGAAGGTAAAATATGTCATGCTCAACACCCCCAATAAGATTAATGAAAATGTAGTATCTTTCTTTCAAACATTACCACATGAGTTTGGTTTGAATGGAAGTATTGATTATGATTTACAATTTCAAAAAAGTTTCCTTCAACCGCTACAAGTAATACTTGATACTCTTGGATGGGACGCAGAAAAAACCAACACATTGGAGGCACTATGGAGTTAGACGACTCAGCAAAAGACAAATGGAATAGAGGTGTAGATTTGTTTATTGAATCCGTCTATAAACCTGACCACGCACTTAGACAGTGTGCTCGTAACCAAAAATGTTATGAAGAACTGATGGACGTCCGACAGGATGTGCTAAAATATTTACAACGACAGAGATGGAAATGAATTTTCTTAAAGATATTGTCAAAGAAATTGGCAATGAGTATGCAACAGTAGTATCTGACGATGTGGATACATCATCATTTGTAGACACAGGTAGTTACATCTTTAATGGACTTGTATCTGGGTCAATTTATGGTGGTATTCCTTCTAATAAAATTACTGCTATTGCGGGTGAGTCTTCCACTGGTAAGACATTCTTTTGTTTAAGTATAGTCAAACACTATCTTGAGAAAGACCCTGATGCAGGAGTAATTTACTTTGAATCTGAGTCTGCAATATCAAAAGAAATGATTGAGTCTCGTAATATAGATTCTAATCGTATGGTTGTTGTGCCTGTCACTACGGTGCAGGAGTTTCGCACACAGTCATTAAAGATACTTGATAAGTATCTATCACAACCTGTAGAGCAACGTAAACCTATGATGTTTGTGTTAGATTCTCTAGGTATGTTATCTACTACTAAGGAAGTAGAGGATGCTGAAGCAGGAAAAGAAACAAGAGATATGACTAGAGCACAAATTGTGAAGTCTATCTTCCGTGTATTGACACTCAAGTTGGGTAAAGCGAATGTGCCTTTACTTGTAACAAATCATACATATGATGTAGTGGGTGCTTATATACCTACTAAAGAAATGGGTGGAGGTAGCGGTCTTAAATACGCTGCAAGCACAATCATCTATCTATCTAAAAGTAAAGAGAAAGATGGGAAGGAAGTGATTGGTAATTTAATTAAATGTAAAACTGCCAAGTCAAGACTAACAAAAGAAAATGCACTTATTACAACTAGACTCTTCTACGACGAGCGTGGACTGGACAAGTATTATGGGTTACTGGAGTTGGGTGAAAAGCATGGAGTCTTCCAACGTAAAGGTAACAGGGTTGTTACTGGCGAATCTTCCGTTTTTCCTTCTGTTATTCTTGCCAATCCTAGCAAATATTTCACAGAAGAAATAATGCAGCAACTTGATGATGCTGCAAAGAAAGAGTTTACTTATGGAGCTTAGAGAATTTATAAAGGTTTATGATGAAATCATAGACCCAAACATTTGCAGAAATGCAATAGAGTTGTTTAACAAAGACGACTCAGTTGTGCGTCTAGAAAAACCACAGATGTCATCACTTAACATGACTATCAGGTCTGAGAAAGATAAAGACCACGATTGGAGTGTGGTGCAATCTGAAACTATCGCAGCAATCAAAGCATGTGCACAGCAGTATGCTATGGAAGTTAAGGTAGATAAATTCTGGCCAAAGGAAAATAGTTTAGAGCAAATTAAAATGCATAAATTTTCTGCAGAAGAAGGTGATTGTTTTCCTACACATATTGATGTTGGTAATCATGATTCTGCTAGAAGGTTTGCAACGTTTGTTATCTTCCTTAATGATACTGATGATGGAGTATTCTTTGACACTCTAGATTACAAGGTAACTGCAAGGACAGGTAGAATGATGATGTTTCCATCTTCATGGTTATATCCATACTCAGATTTACCACCTTCAACTGATGATAAGTATATGATAACGACATACTTACACTATGTTTGAATTTAATACTCACCCACCAATGGTATCACATGTGCAAGGGTCACCAGTGTATATCATCGATGATTTTTACAAGTATCCTGAGGAGGTTGAGGATTTATTTTGGAGTAATGAATTAAGATATCATAAGGAAGATGACCCAGGTTATAATGGTAGGTTATTCCATGACATGAGACATCACTTTCCTAATGAAGACCTCTGGGAAGTTGGAGATTATTTACTTGGTATATGCGGTGCAAAATATCATGGGTCAGGTCCTGATTGTCTAAGCAATGTCTTTGAATATGAAGGCACAGACCATGTAAATAACTACTGGTATCCACATCTAGACGCAGGGTATACAGCACTAATATATTTTGAAGGGTCAGGCACTAATTTATATGCCACACCTAACCGTTTTGAAGTTGAAGAGATAAGGTCAGTGCCAGAGCACGTTAGACCATGGCGGTCTAAGGAAGATTATGAATTGCTGTTGACATTCGAGGGTAAGTACAATAGACTCGTATTATTCAACGGAAAACAATTTTATCACGGAGCAGATATTTACTACTCCCCAGTCAAACGTTTCAACCAAGTTTTATTTTTTACAGATGAGCCTTAAGATAGAAGAAGTAGCACTAAGTAAACTTATTCTAAAAGAAGATTATGCAAGAAAGGTTTTACCATTTGTAAAACCAGAATACTTTGATGCATTTACTAACCGTGTCCTCTTTGAAACACTTAGTGAGTATATCAATACGTTTGATACTACACCTGAGCCCAATGCTCTTAAGATTGAGATAGAAAAAAGAAGAGACATCACTGATGATATCTACAGAGACATTGAAAAGTTTTTAGATAACCTTGACAGAGACCATTACAATGATGAATGGTTAATTGACACAACTGAAAAATGGTGCAAAGAACGTGCTATATATTTGGCACTGATGGAGTCCGTTAAGATTGCTGACGGACAAGATAAAACACGTACAAAGGATGCTATACCTAGCATCATGTCCGACGCACTAGGTGTGTGCTTTGATGAATCCGTTGGACACGATTACATATCAGATTCTGATGAAAGATACGATTTCTACCATAGGAAAGAAGAAAAAGTCCCATTTGACTTGGACTACCTTAACAAGATTACCAAAGGTGGTCTCCCTAATAAGACTCTCAACATCGCTCTTGCTGGTACAGGTGTCGGCAAAAGTTTATTCATGTGCCACGTCGCTAGTTCCTGTCTCTTACAGGGGCGCAACGTTCTCTACATTACATGTGAGATGGCAGAGGAGAAGATTGCTGAGCGAATTGATGCAAACCTCTTAGACATACCTATACAACAATTACAAGACCCTCTACTGACAAAGCAGAAGTATCGTGCTAAAATGGATACACTGAGGAAGAAGACACAGGGTAAACTTGTTATCAAAGAATACCCTACTGCATCTGCACATGTAGGTCATTTCAAGGCACTCTTAAATGAGTTGTCATTGAAGAAAGGATTTCATCCTGAGATTATATTTGTAGACTATCTAAACATATGTGCTAGTAGTAGATACAAAGGCACTATTGTAAACTCATACACATATGTAAAAGCAATCGCAGAAGAATTACGTGGACTAGCAGGAGAATATAACGTGCCTATATTATCTGCCACACAGACTACTAGGTCTGGTTATGGTAATTCTAATGTAGAAATTACTGATACTTCTGAATCATTTGGTCTTCCTGCTACTGCTGACTTAATGTTTGCACTTATATCCACAGAGGATATGGAGCAACTCAATCAAATTATGGTCAAGCAGTTGAAGAATAGATACAATGACCCTACTGTATACAAAAGATTTGTATTGGGTATTGACAGACAGAAGATGAGGTTGTATGATTGTGAGCAGTCTGCTCAAGAAGACATCATCGATGCAGGAGATACTCCTAAATCATTTACAGATACCAAAAAATCATTTGAAGGATTTAAAATTTAATGGCTGATTTTACTAACCAATTTGACCCTAAGAAGGGTGACCAAGATGCTGCTGCTGAGCGTATCAATAGTGCTGCTAGAGACAAAGTAGATGAAGCACAAGAGAATGTAAAAAAAACTGCAGAAGATACCCCCAAAACACCAGAAGAATATGGTAAAAGAATGGGTAGTGCACCTCAATCTAAAAAGAAATTAGATAAGAAATTAAAAGAAAAGAAAAAGGCAGAGAAAGAAGGTCCTAAAAAGTTTGAAGTAGATTTAGATAAGTATACTGAGTTTGTAGATAGAGTAACATCAGATGCTAGTAAAGATTTTGAAGCATTGATGCAGAGATATGCTAACTTAAAATCACAAGGATGTAACATACAACGTTTAGATACTGCTGCATCAGGTATGTCTGCAGAGGCAGGAGAATTCATGGAGATTGTAAAGAAACTTAAGTTTCAAGGAAAAGATTATACCACAGCAAACAAAGAGCATTTAACTAAAGAATTAGGAGACATCATGTGGTATGTTGCACAAGCATGTCTAGCATTGGATGTAAGATTTGATGAGGTAATTTATATCAACACACTTAAGTTAGCAGCAAGATACCCAGGTGGTATGTTTGAAACAAACTATTCAGAAAACCGTCAACCTGGGGACATTTGAGTTACATAATACAAAAGATATTAAGTAAGAAACAAGTAGGAGATGTAAAAAAATATCTTGACAAATGTCAATGGGATGATGGTCTCGACACTGTAGATGGTGGTGGCAGTCATACAATTAAGAAAA